CAAAATGGTTCAGAGATAGCCGCCTGTGGTGCAAAGCTAGGCGAGTATTTCGGCCTCAAGGCTGAGATAGCAAAGAAGGCATCTGCAAAGGGTAGCGACTCGGAGGAGTTCTGGGCGCTGGAGGCTTTGAGAGAATCTGAGGCTGAGTTAAAAACGCTACTTATATACAGCGGTCGGGCGGGGCTATACGACGATTTTCTTGCCCATCAAGCCAAAAAGAAACGTGAGCGAGACCAAGCCGAGCGTGAGAAAGCGTTGGCAATCTACAAGCGTAAACAGTTGGTTTGGGCTTGGATAAACGGCGTATTGATTTTCATATCGGTGGTGACTGGCTTAATCATTGTTGCTGGCGTGGTTTGGGTGATAGTTAAGCGCGGGACTTTTTAACCGCTGCGAAGGGTATATATGACTGCTTTATTGGACATGGTTCGGCTGCCCAATGCCTACTACGGCTTATTAAATGACAACTTTAGCGGTTGCGAGGCCGTCAACATCTTTGGCTTTAACCGTGACGTGGGAACGGGTTTTGAGACGATATGGAACGACACCGGCTCTTATACGTTTCCGTCGGCACAGTCTGTTTTAACCGTTGTATCTACGTCTGGTAGCGACACTATGACGTTGCTGATTAACGGCCTTGATGAAAGCTATATCCAGCGCCAAGAAATCGTTACGCTAACTGGCACAAGTGCAGTCACGACCGCACAGCAATTTTTCCGCATCAACAGCGCCGTTATATTGACTGGCTCCAACGTCGGCAATATCACCATCAAAATTGGCGCGACCTTACACGGCTACATCGAGGCTGGTCAAGGCGCGACGCAAGCGTGCGTATATACCGTACCGGCTGGCAAGTCGCTGTACTTGCTACGCATTGACCTAACGTCAGGCACGGTTAACCCAAACAAATACCTGACCTACCGGCAAACGCTGCGCTCAAGCAACGGGCGGATTTTGCGAGTAGCCGAAGCAACGTGGCAAGGAGGGCAACAATCATTTAACCGTCAAATACCTTTTAAGGTGCCTGAGAAAACCGACTTCCAGTTTGAGGCTAAGTCTTCAAGCAGTTCTAACGAAGTGTCTATATTCGTAGAGGGATTGGTAGGGTGATGAATGAACTTATATCAATGGTGTCGAAGTTTGCTCCGGCTATCGGGACTGCGTTGGGTGGTCCTTTGGGCGGTATGGCAGTTAGTGCGCTTGCTAAACAATTTGGCGTCGCGGATGAAGTAGCGGCGGTCACAAAGGCAATTCAAGCAGACCCAGAGGCCGCCTTAAAACTAAAGCAACTTGAACATGACAAATTTAAAGCTATCCTTGAAGATAAGGCTAACGCTCGCGAGCGCGAGGCTACTGTGGCTGCGAGCGCAAACGCGCCTCTCATTAGTAAAATTGTCACGCCGACTCTTGCGCTTGGGGTCACAGGCTTATCGTTCTTGCTATTCGCGGTGCTTATCTTTGTTGAAGTGAAGCCCGAAGCTAAAGACATATTGATTTACATCTTGGGCGTCCTGTCCGCTGCGGTAACGCAAGTGCTATCGTATTATTTCGGTAGTAGCATGGGTAGCAAAGACAAGGATGAGAAACTGCGTAACGCCATCAAATAGGGGTTGATATGTCCGTATGGTTGCCTGTCTTGTTTATTTGTTTGTCCGCTAACAACAACTGCGAATTTTACTCAGGCGACATATCGGTATCTACCGAACAATGCGCTGCCCAAAACGATAAGGCCGAGGCGCTAATAAAGCGAAGCGGCAAGGCACAGGCATACCGAATGGCGTGCATAGAAATCAAACCGAAAGCGAACGACTCACTATGAAATTTGCCGAAGCACTCGACCACGTTTTAAAGCATGAGGGTGGCTTTGTTGACCATCCTAAAGACCCCGGCGGCATGACCAACCTTGGCGTCACCCGTGCAGTTTGGGAAGATTGGATAGGGCGCGAGTCAAGCGAGTCCGAGATGCGTGCGCTCACGCCAGTTGATGTATCTACATTGTATAAACGCAACTATTGGGACAGGGTTAAAGGCGATGAACTGCCAGACGGCCTTAACTACTGTGTGTTTGACGCTGCGGTGAATTCAGGCACGGGTAGGGCGGCTAAGTGGTTGCAGGAGGCCGTAGGCGCGGTTGCTGACGGAGCTATTGGACCGAATACATTGGCAAAGGTAGCCGAGCACTCGCCCGACGCCTTGGTTAATGCTTATTGCGATATACGGATGAACTTCCTCAAGGGCTTAAAAACATTCGACACGTTCGGCAAAGGGTGGACTAGGCGCGTTGATGGCGTGCGTCAGGCCGCGCTGGATGCAAGCCGAATATAAAGTAGTCACTAGGAAGTCCATCCTCTTGGCGTACCAAATGCTAAGAGGCATGGAGCCGTTTTGCGGCTGGAAGCTGCCCGCCACCATACAGGCCAAAGTGGTTAACGACATATCGATGTACGGCTGCTTTGAAGACCCGGACATAATCACAATTAGCACGGCTCGCGTCTGGGACGTAAGCCAGCTAGTCGCCACGGTTGCCCATGAGATGATTCATTTGCGGCAATACCGGCTGAAACAATTAGATGACACGACGCCGCATGACGCTTACTTTATGGAGCAAGCGCGATTGGTGTGCGTTGGCCTCGGCTTTGACAAGGAAAATTTCTAATGAACAAGCGAATCATAACCAACGAAGAATTCATTGAACTTTGGCGGGTGCATAAGTCAGCGGCAAAGATAGCCAAGCTAACTGGTATTTCCGAGCGCAACGTTCACCACCGCCGCCGCGATATTGAAGCCAAACACGATATGGTGCTGGTTGCGGCAAGCAATAAAAACAGCGTAGCGCAAGCCTACGGGCACATCAACCTTGGCATGGAAAACGGCACGGTCATTGTGTTTAGTGATGCCCACTTCCAGCTAAGTCGGCGCACCACGGCCTTTAAAGCGCTACTCTGGCTTATTGGTGAACTCAAGCCCAAGGTAGTGATTAACAACGGCGACGCCTTTGATGGTGCACAGGCGAGTAGGCATCCAGCTAACGGGTGGGATGTAACGCCGACCATTATTCAAGAGTTAAACGCTTGCAAAATGTTCCTTGGCGAGATTCAGGAGGCCGCTGGCGCTGCTAAATTTATATGGACGCTAGGCAACCACGACGCTAGATTTTCGACTCGGCTGGCAACGGTAGCACCAGAGTTTCAAGGCGTCGAGGGCTTCCGGCTAGAAGACCACTTCCCTGATTGGCAACACGTTGTTAGTTGTATGGTCAACGATTCGGTAATGGTCAAACACCGATGGAAAGGTGGAGTACACGCCACGCATAACAATGCCGTTGGAAGTGGTGTGAGCGTCTGTACTGGACACCTGCACAGCGCCAAGGTCACGCCTGTGACAGATTACACGGGGACTAGGTACGGGGTTGACTGTGGCACGCTCGCTGAGGCATTTGGCGACCAGTTCATGTATGCCGAGAACAACCCGCGCAATTGGCGGTCGGCTTTCGCGGTGCTAAACATTGTTGATGGACACCTCCTGATGCCCGAACTTTGCATGGTCAGCGCTCTTGCTGATGACTGTGTTGAGTGGCGGGGAGAGTTGATTGACGTGAGCGAGTTTTGACCACCGATTCATTCGTGGTGAACCGATGGCCATTAGCACATTCATAGCGACGGTATGTTGAACCATCGCCACGCTGCCTAGTTTCTTTTACGTCGCACCAAGCCCCGCATGGGGTTGGGCACTTCATTCTTTGACGAATACCCCGTTAGGCAGTAGCGTGCCTTTGCGGTCTTTAATCTGGCTGTATGCCGAATCCATGCACGAAACCAAATCAATGTCTTGGATGGCGCAGTAGTTCACAAGGCAGACCATCACGTCACCCACGGCGTCTACGATTTCATCTTTGTCGTTCTTGATAGTGGCGTCCGCTAGTTCACCCATCTCGGACACGGCCTTGAGCAACTGAGCCTCGGCTGTGCTGTTCTGAATGATGCGCCGAGCAGTAGCCCATTGGACTATCTTCATCTCTACATTCGCGTAACTCATACTTTCACCTCACGACCATCTTTGTAGATTAACTTGTTGTTCCTACGGCTTGGGTGCTCTTGGTGGTCATCAGCGCCCGGCCTAACGGCTGGCATTGTCAATTCGGGGCAGGTATAGACGCCTTGCATCTTGCTGAACGATTGCGATTGTGCAACCTCGATTTGCTCTTTTAAGTTCATTTGCTCTCTAACGCCTTTTCTAGTTGATTGCGAGCGCCGTCAATATCAAGCGCCTCAAGTCGGTTGCATTGGTATCCACCAAAGTCATTCATAAACATCTCTTCAAGCGCGTCTAGGAGGTCTTGCGCTGCCTGTTCTACTGTCATGCCATACCCCTATCAAAAAACAATTTAAAACGCTCTAGGAGCGTCTGGCGGCGTCCTAGCAGTACTGTCTGCCACCATATATCATTTGCGTTCATGTGCGACCGTTTAGGCGGCTCATAGCGGCATCCAATGATAACGCGGCCTGTGTTGTACCCGTTCATGACAAGGCCACCACGATGATTGCGGGCACGGTCATTATTGCCGCGACGATGACTGCTGATAAAACGTCTTTCACTTCATTCCTCCAATGCGCGGTCGCGCTCAACATCGTACTGGTCTGCCATGTAGTCATCGTAGGCCTCCGCTGCCTCAATGTCGTATGGCTCGCTTTCTGCTGGTTCGTAGTTCGGTTCCATTTTTATCCTCCCTTAGATGGGGCTTTCGCCCCGTTGTCTACCACTCTTTTTTGCCGCCGAATTCCTCATTCCAGTTGTAGCCAGCCATGTACGCTTCGATTTGCTCTGCGCTCATAAAAGACTTACCAAGCGGTTCTGTTTCGTAAGTTCCACCAATGAAGTAGTGGGGGTTGACGTCTCGACTGTACCAACTGTCTGACGAGCCACGGTCAAATGGACCACCGTGCCGTGGGTCGTATAACTTGCTATTGAAATTTACTGGTGTATTCATTTTGCTATCTCCCGTTTGGTTGCGATGATTCATTATAACCACAAAAAACCACAAATAAACAGGAGGGAGTAAAAATATTTTTAGTACGGGTCAGCCTAGTTGTTTTTTCAGCAAATAAGCGATATGACCCGACACCGACCGAGACTCGGCCTTGGCTTGCGCCTTGACCTTTTCGTAGACTTCGATGGGTAGCCGCATAGTGACGAATTTGCTTGTAGTGTCTTTTTCCATAATTTACCTTTGGTTTACCAAGCGCCGAACCACACGCCGATGCCGTGTATCCAAGCTACTGGGAAGAATAATGCGCCCGCAATCAGGAAGCCCCATGCGTCCTGTGCTATGCAGACAATGATGTGCGTGAGCCAGCTACCCGCGAGGATAGCCAGCAACGCGATGCCAAGTGGTTCCTGCATCGCGTTCCCAATCAAAACGGCATATCGTCATCAAGGTCAGCAACGGCTGCCTTAGCAACTGGCTTGGCGGCCTGTTGGTCTTTGGGCTTGAAGCTGAATGACATAAACTTTTTGCCGTTGCTGGCGGTCTTGAGCCATGCGCTCATCCACACCTCTTGCCCGCCCACCAAAGCGGAGCCGGTGTAGTCGGGGTGGTTGTCGGTCTCTTTCTTGTCGTTCTTAAACAACGAGCCGCTGTTGTCTTTTTGTTCGTATGCCATGTGTTTATCCTTTGGTTAAAAAATACTGTGCGAATGTCTTGCCGTTTTGCTTTTTGTCAACCGTCTTGATTTCATACCCGCGACCGCGTAAGACGTGAATAACCGCCGCCAAGCGGAAGCAGCCGTAATGCTCCAGCGCCTCCAGCGGGGTGATTGACTTGCGGTTAAGGTGGGTCAAGATAGATTCAATTTGCGATTTCATTGTTTACTCTCCTAGTCTTTCCTGTAACGTTTCAAATTTAGCGTCCACCTCGCCTAAGAACTTGGTGATTTCGCTCTCCATGTCAGCAACGAACTTGTCATCACGCAAGACGCGCTTGATGAACAACTGCCCGTTAACCGGCATCCTTGGGTCAAAGACCACATAATCGCACCACGCTCGACCCGTACAGGCCATTTGCATTTGCATCTGCGCGTAGTATTTACTCGGCACGGTTTTGTTGATTAACGTATCAATCATCGTTGCCGTGTTCGGGCACTTAATCTCGACCAGGCCGTCATCCTCCACCAGGCCATCAGGAGACGCGCCAGCGCCCTCGATAGTCGGGTGCGGTACAAAGCCTACCTCGTCAACGAAAAGCCCTAAGCGAGCCTCATACGCAGCCCGCGCAAATGGTTCCTGTTCGTTGCCCCACGCCATCGCCGCGTTGGTAAACGATTCGGCCTTGCCGCCGGTAAAGCGTTCCACGATTAACTGAGCCATATAGTTTTCGCGGCTCGCTGAGTAGCCTGATTTGGTTTTAGCCATTAGGTCTGCGACTCGGCTGGCGGTTACTTTGCCAGCGCGAGCCGAGAACCATTCATCGGTTCTCTGTTCCATTACAGGTCTGCCTTTCGTGCGTCTTTGGCGGCGATGATTTGCGACTTCAACTCTGGGTCTGTTCCGCAAGCCTTAAGCGCAATAGCGTAGTGCGTTTTTAAGCTGTCTAAACTGTCGGCGGTTTCAACTGCTACCAAGTAGTTGTTAAACACGTCTGCATCCATGACGTATTTGTATTTTTTCGTTGCCGCGTTGCCATCGTCATCTTCCGCAGCGATACCGCAAGCCGCCATCACCGAATAACGACGTGCGTATGTAAGCGCCGAGCCGTATCCCTGCGGGTCTTGTTTGCTTGCGGGGACGTGTAGCTTGCCACCGCGTATCGTCTCGCCTGATTCGTGCATAAACACAGTCTCGACGGTCACGCCTGTTGCATCCTCGGACGTCTCTTGCAATAGTGCGATGCCGTGGTTTAACAGCGCCTCGTTGACGGCCTCCAAGCAACCGGCTAGGTCTGCGTACTTGCTTTTGAAATGCGGGTTCGTGCTGGTCTTTAATGCTGGCGCAAACTCGCGCTTGGCGGCTACAAAAGCCTTGGCTATGTTGTTCATTTCCATCCTCCTACTACTACTTCATCAAAGTGCTCTGCGCCGAATATCGTGCCCTCAAAATGCGGCATATCCTCGGCCTCCATCGCTTGCTCCAGCGACATAACCGCGTCGATATAAAACGGGCTGAGTGGGTCAACCAAGGTCTTGAGCAACGCCAAGCCCTCCGGATTGATTGAGTAAATTCTGTGTGCCATGTTGTTCCCCTTTAGTAATTCTGTTCAATTAACTGTTGGACTTGCGCCATGCCATCGGCAGAAACAGTCCACTCAGGTATGCCGCCGTCTAAATCCAAGCGACCGTCGTGCCCACGCAATGTTTTAACGTAGTAACGCGTAACAAATTGACCGAACTCGGTATGCGGGTAACGCGAATCGTAGAACTCGATTAAGGCGTCTTCCTTGTCGTGCGTGAGGCAAAAATCACGACCGTATGTGTCGCCTTTGTTTACGAAGCGAACCGTATATTTCTCTATTGATGCAACCATTTTAAAACTCCCTTTTGTGTGTGTAGCGACTTGCTACGGTGTAATTATAAGTGAAAAAATTTACGTTTAGAGTAGGGAATAACCCTACCAGGGCTTTCGCCCCGTTGGTTATTTTTTGGTTACGTTGCTTGGTGCGTAAGGTTGGGCGCCGTCTACGTTTCGACCAAGGTTTTCAACCAGCACTCGCTTGGCTGTAAAGCCGTGGAGGATGCCAAGGCAACCAACGCCTTGGTAGTTGACCCAGCACTCATCGCCGACAGCGATTCCCTTTTCTTCCATTTGTTGCTGTGCGTTCATTTTGTTTACTCCCTTTTGTGTTGACTTGTGTTTATTATAAGGGTAAAAACACAAAAATTACCTAGGGATTTCCCCTATTTACAAAAATAATTTTCTACCCTCATAATCCGCTATGAACTCAACATTTCAAGACTTTATGGCTGACCTGAACGCCCTTGTGCGTCAGCAGCCTGATACCGAAATCGAAGCCATCATCTGGTTGTCTAGCTTGCAATTCAACTGCGTCATGGCTATCGAGACTATCCAACGCAACGACCTCAACAAAGAGAATTTCGGAGGCACGGACTGATGAGCGACCCAGTAAACCACCCACCGCACTACACCGAGCACCCGTCTGGCATCGAGTGCATACAAGTGACAGAGCACCTTTCATTCTGCGTTGGCAATGCGATTAAATATCTGTGGCGAGCAGATTTGAAGCACGACGACGCCATTGAAGACCTAAAAAAAGCGGCTTGGTATATCAACCGCGAGATTGAGCGACGCCAAAAACAGGTATAATTGTTTGAAACGCGGCTAGGGTTGAAGTCATGAGCAACCTGAACGGAGTTCCTCCCTCTCCTGCCGCCGTTTCTTTCATCTAGGGAGCGATGAAAAGGTGAGCAATATGCACTACTATCAATTTCACATTGGCGATTACCGTTCCGCGACAGCGCATCTAACGAACGAAGAAGATTTGGCATACAGGCGTTTGCTTGATATGTACTACGACACCGAGGTGCCGATACCCAACGACCCGAAAGACGTTGCCCGCAAACTGCGAGTTACCGTTGACTCATTACGGGTTGCCTTGACTGACTTTTTCACTCCTATGGATGAAGGCTGGCGGCATAAGCGTTGCGATGCGGAAGTTGCCGCATACAAGCGTATGGCTGATGGGGGACGCAAAGGGGCGGCAAAGCGTTGGCATAGCGATGGCAATGGGGGGGTTATAGCCACCCTATCGCCACCTGTACCTAACCCCAATGCTAACCATAAACCAATAACCAATAACCATAAACCAAGTAGTAATGCAACGCGCGGGACGCGGTTGCCAACCGACTGGAAACCTAATGCTGATTTAGCTGAGTGGTCAAAAGCGGAACGACCAGACCTTGACCTACGCAAAGTATTCGCTGAGTTCAAAGACTACTGGTCATCAATCCCTGGTAGCAAAGGCGTCCGCCTTGATTGGGATGCGACTTGGCGTAACTGGGTACGCAAGCAAACCGCCGCCAAGCAAACCTACGCACAAGTTGCCGCCGACGTAGCGCGAACAACAACGCCACCGCCAGCGAATCAAGACGCAGCGCTGAAAAACATAATCGCCGACCGTGAGAACTGTTCGCCACCGCCCGAGCATATTCGCGCAATGATGAAGGGAATATTGGGGGTAAAAAATGCGTAAGCGGTCAAAGTACAAACCGAAAGGCGTGAGGCTCGACGCCATGAACTGGATAGTGACTGGCATGACAAAAGTATCTGCGAAAGAGTCTGAGTACGTCGCTATGCACTTGAAAAACATGAGCGCATTGGACTCGCTAACCAAAGGCACGGCAATCCGGAGTGAGGTAGACGTAGTGATTGGGGTGATTAACGTCGCTGAGGCGCTTTGTGAACTTGGGTTCGGTAAAGAGTACCACCAATTGGTTTTAAGCGCGTCTAGCGCCCTTTACGACGTTT